GTTGTAAAGTTTGCGGGTATAGCGATATAGGCCGTAATCGTAGCGGTATTTTCTCGCCCATGTGTTGATGTTGCGGTAGGCGTTCCCTTGGTAGTAAGCCCATAGCAAATCGTAGCGCAACGCCCTTGCATCAGCGTCGCCCCAATCGCTATCCAAGGTCATGTCCTGAGCATCAGCGTCTAGGTACGCTTCACGAAAGGCTTTTATACTGTGCATTATTCTACTCCAAAAGGTCATGTTAACCTCGGTAATTGTCTAGGGGGCTTGCGCCGTATTGAATCACAACGCCGTTTAATTCATTGAACGAACCCGCCGCGCTATCGTGAATGTCGAAACGGCCGTCAGGAACGTTGTGCATGTGGCTTAAAAATCGTTCGTTCCAACTCGCTCTTAATAATAGCACATTTCCAGCCCGCGCTTGTGCCGAAAGTGGACGGCTTCGGTCTAGCTTGTCGCCCGTTGGTCTAACACCCCAGCAATCTAGCCCCGCCATCAGCACAGCTAGACTTGACGTTGTGCGCTTGCCGCTTGACCCGCCCTCCTCCTCCCATCGTTGTTTGACGGCACGGCCGTCTTGCCTAGCTACGGCCGCCGCGAAGTTATCCACCTCGGATGGCCCGATAAAATCCTCAGTCACATCCAAGATGATATAACGGCCGTCGCTCATTTTGCCCATTTTGACGCTTGCCGTTGCCGCTCCCTTTTTGCGTTTCTTTTCCGTTGCCGCAAAGTCCCAAAATCGGACTGAATCAATGACTGGCAAGGGCAATGAATCAACTATGGGGAACCATTCACGGCTAAACACCTTGCCCGCGCTGGCTTTAATCCTGTGATTAGCGTGTAACAGCCGTTCCCTGTCTATCTCGTTTAGCGCGTGTAGGTTGGCAAGGTACTGAGGGTTAGTCTCGAGTAAAATCTTGTTATCAAAAACGCTGGCGGGAATGAAGGTGAATGACTTGGGCGGGATGTCTGGAAACTCGGCCAGCGCGTCCTCTTGCGAATCAAACCAGTGGAGCGTATCGCCCATGTTGATAAACCAGCGGATACCCCCCGCCTTTTCGGGGTCGGGATATTCCCCGTTTTCATCCAAGTACCAGCCCACAAACTCATGTATCCACCCGCCCACTTCGTCATCTTCGGGCACGGGGTTATAGGTTGCCCGAATGTAGGGCGCAACCCCGCACGTCGAGCGGTTACGGGATAGCATGTAAAAGAATTGGGAGCGGGTAAAGTGGGTTAGCTCATCAAAACAAATGAGGGGAACTTGTGACCCTTGCCATGCGTGCTTGTCCTTCTCGTGTTGCATGTGCGAGAAAGTGACGGCGTTATTGTGAGGCTGAAATACCCATTGCAATTTGGGGCTTTGTCGTGACACCGCGCCAAATGGTAGGTATAGGTTTTCGGCCTCGTCCCATAACCCGCCCTCATTGGTTATCTGTGGCGATTCCCGCCTGAATATAACAGCCCCAAACCCCTTAACGGCTTGGATGTGACGTAGTGGCTCCAATAGCAGGGCGAACGATTTACCCCCCCCAGCCGCCCCGCCGTAAAAAGCAACGTCGGCCGATGTTGCTAGAAATTCGTACTGCCTCCCCTCTTGGGCGGCTATGGTGATGTTATTGTCGCCCATTGTGAGGTAGCACAATCGTCACGGTTGCTTTGGTTTCAATCGCTCCCCCGTCCTTCCCCGTCACCTCTTGCCGTACAGGTGCGTACAACCCCTGTAGCTTTGCTAACTGGTCGCTAATCGCCCTCACCTCACGAACGCCGCCCAAGTCGCCCTTGACGGCGGCAGAGACGGCGATGCTCAACATGACCCTAAGTCGCTCCACCTCCTCTTGCCGCATCTCTTCTATGCGCTCCCAATTCTCGGCCGAGCGGTTCCTGATAGCCGTTTGCACCAACTGGTAAGCATTGGCGCGTTTAATGCCCAGCTTTGCCCCTATTTGCTCAAACGTCAAACCCATAAGGCGCAACTGCAACGCCTCCTCTCGTCGTTGCGCTTGGCTTATGTTGATTGCGCTGGTCTTAGCTCTGGTCATGTTATTAGTCTATGTGCTAGTTATCCCACATGGGGCGATGCGGGGGAAGTGGGGGATAAAATGGCCGTGCGGATGTGGCGGGCGATTGCTTCAACCATAAGCGGGGGAACACTGTTGCCGATTCTGCCTTTAATGTCGCTGTAATCTCCCACGAACCGATACGCGTCAGGGAATGACCCGATTCGTTTGTACCCATCCCCCGAAAGCCCATACGGTTCATCCCAATAACAAAACTTAGCATTGCCAGACGCTTTTGGAACCGTGCCACAAACTTCTTTAGGGGATAGTTTGGAAAAATTAAACCAATGTCCTCGGGGATGTACGTCGCTTGCCGCTTTGCCAACGGGCGTTTTGTACCACCATTTTTTTTGTTCGTCGGTTAATTCGTTACGCGTGGTTATGCCACTAAGGGCTGTATTGGCCACTACCACCCCGCTCTCCGCCCTTGGGTGGCTTGGCTCAACCCCCAAATCATCCCGCACCCCTATAAATATCATGCGCTCCCTGCTTTGTGGGACGTGGAAGTATTTAGCGTTTAGCAGTCTAGCCGAGACACGATACCCGCTTGCTTTTAGCTCTTTAAGTATTTCGACGAATACCAGTTTCATTTTGCCCTTGACCATTCCGCTAACGTTTTCCATCACAAATACCTTGGGGCGAAGGCCACGAAGCAAGCGCACGTATTCCCTAAATAGTTGATTGCGTGGGTCATCTATCATACGCTTGCCAGCCGTGCTAAATCCCTGACAAGGCGGCGAGCCGTCCAATATGTCAAGCTCGCCAACCTGCAAGCCAGTTCGCCTTAGCACCTCCTCTACTGACAACTTGGCTATGTCGCCATGATAAATGTCTAGCGCAGGCCAGTTAAGGCGCAAAGTCTGAACGGCGTTATCATCCCACTCAACGGCTAACAGGTCATTGAACCCCGCCATCATGTACCCCGTCAACGAACCACCGCCGCCAGCGAAGGTACTAATGACCGTTGGCGCGTTCGGTTCACGCGGGGCGATGGCTTTTTGCCACATGGCTTCTAGATGGGCGGGGTAGTTTTTCATGCTGGAAACTTGTGTCCGCATTCGGGGCATTCGCACATTTTCACATCATCAGCGGCCGTTTCGTCATACTCGGCAAAGTCCACATCTGGTACTTCGCTATTCCCTTCCCCATCCCCCAACATCTCAATCAAAAATGCCATCTCCGCCCGCGTCTGCGTTAGCGCGTCTTGGTCGAAGCCGCCTAACACAAGTGCCTCGGGTTCCCAATTGGTAAGCTCGTCGAAGTTCCAAAAGCCCATGCCCCCCGCGTGGTTGAGCAGGGTAAAATCTTCGCGCTCTTTTTCGGTTAGAGGGCGGTTGGCTTCGTTGGTCAACGCCTCAAAACTCTTGCCGTATAACTTGTACCACGCCGCTACTCGCTGATGACCGTCCACAATCCCGTTTCCATCAACCAAAATGCGGTTGTATTGGCCGAACTGTTCAATCAGCTTTTTCAGGCCGTCTACCGTGCTAGGGGTGCTATAGCGCGGGTTGCGCTTCCATCCCTTCGGTAGCAAATCGCCTACTTTGGCGGTTGATGGTGTCCAGATAATCGGGTCATTCATAATTCTTTACTCAACATGCGGGTATTCCTTCGCGCCTAGCAACCAAATCACCACCTTAGACCATCCGCCTATACGCCATAACGTCAACGACAACGCCAGCCGCCAAACCAGTACCCCCACGTCTAACGTCTCGTGTGGCAGCCGACCGCCGTTGTCGCACCAGCGGTATAGCGGGCGGGGCCATTGGGGATGGTAGCCGATGGTGAGGGATAGGCGGTCATTGAATAGCCAGAGTGTGCGGGTCATTGGTCGGCAATCCTTTTTCAGTCGAACCGCACTCGGGGCATGGTATCACGTCGCCAAAAAACCACCGCGCATGGGCTTCCCCTGCGCTTACAGGTTGCGTTTGGTCGCCGTGGCTATACACGCCAAAACCCCAGCAGGTATGACAGTTATCGTAGTGGTGCATCTCGCACTCTGTACAAATGGTGTGCTTTTTGCCGCTCATTTGCGCCTCGCTTCCCACCAGTTGATTATGACTAGCATTTTCTCAGCTAACCAATACACCCCTAGCGCACTGGCGAATGCTTTGCCGAGATTGACAAAGGCCGCGTCAATCTCGGCCGTGCCAAAAAACGGTTCTGGTTCGTCACTTGGATTGTGACGCTCATCGCATATTTGTTCGTAAAAAGTTTGTTCGTTGCTCATGCCTTGCGCCTCGCTATCCACCGCGCTACCAACGCCACGGCCGCTACAATCGCAATTGTGCGGATGGTGCGTAGTGCCTCAGTCTCGAGTTGGTTGCCGTAGGTGTCGAAGGTGTTGGTCATAGTCTACTTTCGCATCCACTTCACATCTAAATCATTGCACCACCGCTTACCGTCTTTTGGCCATGCCCACACGTCGCTGATGTCGCGTAAACGGGGCAGGTGGTCGTAGTTCCCCTGTGCCAACTTAACGCGAGTTGCACGGCGAAGGGCACGATTCGCAAAACGCTTATAGCTCTTTTCTAGCCCCGCTTTCTGCGAAGCGATAGGCAAGATTGGCGTTTTGCGGTAGCTGTTACTCATGCCGCCCATTGTACCACGCCCTGCTCTGCCCTGTAAAGCGAAAAGCCCCACGGGGCATTGGTGCAATGGCTACTTTTTGGCGTGGTGGACAACTGCCCCAGCAATTTCTAGCTCGGCAATGCTGTAAGACACGAATCCAGTATACCCGTCCGAGTTCATTTTAACAGGGCGGCTTTCGCCTAAAAGCCCGCTCCCCCGCATGGTGTCCAAATCAACTAAAACCCACTCCTCTATATTAGTTCCCCTTGCCCATATGTAAAGATACCACCGCGCAAACCCCTCTCGTATCTTGTGTATTTCCGTTTTTGCCGCCCCGTTCTTTGCCCTAATAGTCAAGTCCCTATGCTTGGTGTCGCGCCTAATTCGTAGCGCAACCGCCCCCGAATCAAGGATGATAACAATATCAGTGCTTTGCTTCATATCCTGCTCGGGCGTTGCGATTTTCACCTCTATAATTTTGTGGGCGACACGCTTTAGAATCTTCTCTACGTGCCCCATAAAGTTTGCCTGAAAGTCAAAGTTTTGCTTAAAAAGACTCATTGTTTGCCGCCTCCTTTCCCCAGCCATCAAACCCGTCTATCTTGCGGCGGTTGAACATGTCGAGCCGCCGTCCCGCTGTTACGCGGCGCAATGTAGCGTAAAACTCTTCGGGCTTTTCGCTATGCGCCCCCCTATTGGCATTAAAGCATGTGGGAAAATCCTTAAAGTCTACAAACTTGGGCGTTCCCTTTCGCGCATAGACGGCAAACTCACAATTGTATTGGGGTAAACCGAACGGCTGAAAACCCCCGTTTTTGTGCCAGACAAATGTCAACACATACTTAAACCCCCATCGGTTCATTAGGTCTAGAGCGTCGGGCAAAAACTTTTGGGTTGTCCACAGGAAAACGTGACAATCTTCGGCCGTGGGGATGTTTAATGCCGCTATGTCATCAATGGACATAGTAGGATACTCAAAAGCAACTTGTGTAGGCGTTACGTCTCTCTCTATCTTTTCCATCGCCCAAGGGGGGTCAATGACCACAACGTCATAAACGCCTTGCACCGCTTTGGCCTCCTGAGCCTCGACGTTTTCAAGCCGCTCGACAACCGCCTCCCGCTTTACTTCCCTGATGGCTTGCGAAGCGTTACTCATTCCCGCCTGAATTTTCTTTACAACCGCCTCCCGTTCTGGTCTATCCATCTTGGCGATTTGGGCGGCTGGCCGTGCCGCCAATTCCCCGCTTTCAATCATGGGCATTAAGTCGGGAGCTTGCCTTTCTACCGCCTTTACTTCGCGGACTAGCCGCTCGGAGACGTTGAGCATGGCGGCGGCTTGTGGCTGTGAAACAAGTGGGGTCGGCACATGTGCCGACCCCACTTTCGGGGTGTACTGATTGCCCAAAAAGGAGCCGTTGCTAATGTTCGCCACTCGGCTTGCTATAGCCGCCCGTTGGCTTTCGCTCAAATGGCGGCGGTTTAGGTTATGGCGGATAACGAATCCGAGCGGGTCGTCGCCCGTGTAATCGGTGAACGATGGGCGTATTCCCAACTCGTTAGCCGCCTTGTAACGGTTGCGTCCATCCAAGATTTTGCCGTCAAGCAAAACGACGGGCAGTGTTTCATCGTACCCTCCCGCCCGCATATCCTCAAGCAGTGCCGAGTATTCGGCCGCTTGCATCATGGGTAGCAAGTTAGCGTATTCGTGCGTTTCCATACCTATCTCCTTATAAAAAAAATCCCCTGTATTCTGAACGGGTGGAAGGGCGGCCTAGCAAACCGCATTCCGTTCAGAAGACAAGGGACTTAATTTTGCTAGAATTTACGCCTTCCACAGCGCACAATCATTATACCATAATTCGTTGTACGCCGTAAAGCGAAAAGCCGCGCCTTTATGAGAGGTCACGGCTTTTCTGGGAGGGAGGAGCTAGCAAATCGCAATGAACGATTGAGGGGATGATAGCACGGGGCGGCGGGGGTGTCAAGATTGCGTCTTAACCATCTCCGCTACCCATTCCCAGCCGCCGTCCACCTGCTCGACGGTGACGGACTTAACCGTGACGTTGAGGCGGGAATAGTCGCGCCCCATGATAGCAGGTGACCTCCATCGCCCATAACTTTCTTTTGGTTGCGGTAAATCTTTGGGGTGCGTGGCTTTATAAATTATCCCAATTTCGTCGCCACCAATTAAATAATCGTACCACGTCTCACGAACCCATAGCGCGTTGCCGATGGTGTAGGGGCATGTGTATGGGTAAACGTTTGTTTGACCAAGATTGGGGTGATTCCCAGTAAAAGCAAATTCGTTCGGGTTTTGCTGGAAAAGGAAAACATTTGTTGCCTTCCGTGCCCATTCTGGCGGCTGTGGCTTAACCGCCTCCCTTACCACCACCACTTCCCCCCTGAGTGCCGTCAGAACTTGGGCGGCTGTGAAGTTTACGCATGTTTTCATGGTTACGCCTTCTCGAATTCAACAACCCATACCCACGGGTTGCTGTCCCAACCATAGCCACGTTTGGCGTTCAGTGAATCCCACAAGCGGGCGAAAGCCCCACGAGCAGACGGTTCCCATACGTCCGCTATTGTCGCCCCGTAGTACTTTCCTTTTATTCGAGGGGGGTCTGTCCACTCAATTATGCCCTCCGCCAAAGCATCCGCCTCCCCCATATCCTGCAACCTTGTCAGGATTTTCTTGTCTGTACACTCTTTCGCACATTTTGCACCCCCCATTGTTCCACCAATCCGATGTTCCACATTTCTTGCACGGCTTTCCGTCTTTCTTAGTCATTATCCACCTCTCAGGTAACAAAAAACCCTCTTTCACCTGCCTATCTAGTCTAAACAGCGTGGCGGGGCTTAGACGAGACAGTGCCTAGATAGGCATGTGAAAAAGGGTTTTCCTTTTTGCTATTCAGTTTCGGCTTGCCTTCTCGCCCCGCCAAGAGCAAAGATTAAGCCGATTATGTTACTTGTCTGGTGCTGGCTAGGCCAGTTTTAGTCGTGATTCCTGATACTTTACTTTGCACCTCTTTCTAGCCCCATATTAGCTAGACAATCAACCGTTTCAGGGTGTCCGTGCGGTGCAAAAACCAGCTAGTAACAATCCCAATTATACCCCCGCCCCGCCCGCTTTTCAAGGGGAGATTGGGGGGAATGGGTGTCAGCACATCCACCCCACACCACGGCCGTCCTTAAATGTCCCAAACGTCGCCCCGCTCGGTGCGTTTTTGTTTATCGCGGCTATCATGCTGTCAATCTTTGTGCCGTACTCAAAACGTCGCACATCTTCGCTGGCGTAAATCAGGGCAAGCAAGTCGCTGTTTTTACTTGCAAATTCTGGATTCTCCTCGCAATACTCTAAAAAGTATTTTCTCAACGAGACATATAGACTTCGTAGACCATCTGTCATTCTTGCCACTTCTCTTGTTGCAAATTTGTCGCTCATATCATCACCTCGCCCCTTCGGGCTGTTACTTTGCCCCGTACTCCTCTAACCACTCAGTTCTCAGCAGTGCGCCCACATTGGCGCATACGGCAAGCTGGCGTAACAATTCCCGCTCGAGTTGGAACTTGGCCGCTTGTTCTGAGCCGTAAAAGCCAAGGGTAACACGAAGGGGCGACTTTACCACCGCCTCGCGCTTGCCCTTCGTGATAAAGCCGTAAGCCCCTAGGTACTCGCCACTCAGCTTGTAAGTCGAGCAAAACAGGTCGCCATTTTCCGTTGGCTCGTATCTAAATTCTATGCTTTTTTCTAGGTAGTTATGGGTGTATTCCATCGTTCACATCCTCGCCCCTTCGGGCTAACGGCTCCCCCATTCGGGCAATCGGCTGGTGCTTTCCGCGCTCATCCGCTCCACATCAGGGCGGGCTACGTACTGGCCGCGCCACTTGGCAAGGGCAAATATAAGCGCATCATACTCGGCTATGGTTATGGGTTCGCTAGTATCAAGCCCGCTGTCTTGCACGATGTCAATACCGCGCTTATTTACAGTTATTCGGTAATGGTCGGTTCTCATTTGCGCCGTCCTTGCCGCCATGCGGCCAATAGCTTGTCCCTGTCACGAAACGCTGAATTGAGAGATTCAAGCGTGTTAGCCGTCGCAATGGTACGGCCGTTGTAGGTTAGGCGGTAG